TGTTGTAAAGGAAGATATACTTGGATTATTCTTAAAAGACTTTAATAGGATTATGAAATATGATAAGTCATCACAGTACGTCAACAGAAAACTCAAAAAGACCGAAAATATAAGAATCCATTAAAAAAATCCCCTGGCCTTAAAAAAGCTAGGGGATTTTTTTAGCGCTTTTTTGGAATTAAAAAGCGAAATAATATGGCCTACTCTTCAGCAAGCTTTTGGAAGTAACTTAGTGCATCGTCTGCATCCTCATCACCAGTTCCTGCACCAGTAGCAACAGGAGTTCTAGTTGGAACACGAGCCTCTTCTACCTCAGCGAAAGAACCACGACTGGTATCTTCCTCCTCAAATCTAGGAGCGGCAGGACGTGACTTATTACCTAAGACATACTCAAGACGAGTCTTAAGATCATCATAAGACTTGAACTTATCTGCAGAAACTAATTCCTGTAAGGAATACTCCTTCTTCCAGAGAGCCTCAAGAGCATCATCATCACCATTTAATAATGGAGATGGGGAAGCAAACTCAGAACTATCATAGTTCCAGAATCCAGCAACCTTCTTGATCTTAATTTTAAAATCTGCACCACCCCAGAAATCAAATGGGTTGATTGCATTCTCATCTTCAAACTCAGGTTGCATAGCTTCCTGAATCTTATCAAAGATTTTCTTACCAAACTTGTAAAGGAATACCTTACCTTCATTAGAAGGATTGGCAGGATCTTTTACAACATAGATGTTAGTGTAATATGATAACTTACGTTTCTGTTTACGAGCTATTTCTTTATTAGCATCAGAACCAGAATTCCACAACTGTGAATTGTGTTCTGAAACAGGATCTTTTGATCCTAATGTAGTTAAAGAGTTCTCCATGAACCAACCACCAGGCCCTTGAAAGGCATGTGAGTATAACTTTACCCAAGGAATATCTTCCTTATCAGGTGCAGGTAGGAATCTAACTACAGCATAACCGTTACCAGATTTATCAACTTCTGGTTTCCAAAGACGATCATCGCCTCCAGATGTGGTATTCATCTTCTCAACTTCTTTAACCAATTTAGATGTTAAAGAGCCAAGTTTAGATTGTTTTTTTAAGTCTGAAAAAGACATAGGATTAAATCGGATTTTTTGAGATTTTGGATGTGTTTAGTATAACAAAAATTTTATCACTTGTCAAGACGATTCTCAACAATTTGACGAAGATGAACAATAGTATTTTGCATCATTTTAAACAAGGTAGCTGGATCACTATCCTGTTGTAAACCAAGCATCTTGGTTGACTCATCAATACTTTCCTTCATAGCTTTCGCTTCAGGATCATCTGATAAAGATAATCTAGTGTACATGATACGTTGTTTTTCAAGAAGATCTTCAAGATCTTCTATATGTTCATACTGTTGTTCAACATTCATTTCAGGAAACTTCAAAGCACTTTTCATAACATCTTCCTGAAGTTCATTTATTTCAACAAGAGCAGCCCGAACTTGGGCACTTTTTAAGAAACTCATAAGATATTCTCTCTTAGAATTTTTTTATAACGAGGTACATCTATATTTAGGAAGGGTTTATATTTTTTTATCTTCAGGGAAACCGTACTCCAAATAGGATCTGTTAGTTTCTTATCAAAATCTTTTACAAACCCCAATATCATATCAAGAATAATAAAAGTCTCAATAGATATATTTCTCCTCATATATTGTTTAAGAATTTTTGGGTGTTGTCCCGTAGTATGGAAGTGACTATCAAAATTATCTTTAGTGAAAACATCAGCAACTTCACTTGAAAAAATATATGTAAGAGATTGATTCCTCTTTTGCCATTCTTTAAAATTATCTTCTCCACTCTGCATGATCTCTCCTATCCATACCTTAGAAGGATCTTCACTTGAAATAAAATTAGAAATAAAATACTGAGTAATCTCTTCATCAGTTTTCTTTCTACTCATACGTTCAAAGAAGTACCTATCCTTTCTCTTATTAAATGCATTAGCTGATGCTCTAGACTTACCACCATACTTAAGATAATCATACTTCTCCTTAGTAAAGTGTTGCTTCATTGCAATATAAGTTCTATAACATTCAAACGGAGTCACTTTTATCTTAGGTTTTGTTAACATTATATTGGAAGTTTAGCCCTTGATGTTCTCTTTAAAAAATTCAGTTCCATTGCTTGACCTTTTATCTTTTCTTTCAATGGTTTACTTATCAATTTAGAAACAGAATCAACTTCTATTTTATTCTCATCACAGTAATGAACTATTGCATCA